ATATGCGGATCTTGGTAATCAACTTGCTGGTCGTGTTGCATCATTAAGTTGGGGTCCAGATCTTGATTTATCTCGTCAATTTGAAACACGTAAGTTTGAATTAGGTCCTCAAGTAGAAAAAATGCAGGCAGCAAGACGCTTGCAAGCAGAAGGAGACCGTGCGTTTGCTATGGACCCAAGGACTCGACAGCTAGCAGCACAAGAACGTAGGGGTAGAATGGAAGAAGATGCATTTAAAGCAATGGCGCCAATGGCTGGAATGTTTGGCCCAATAGGCAGTTTTGCTAGCCTTGCTGGTAAATACGGCGCATTATTTTCAGGGAGGTAAATAATTATGGGAGGGGGTCCTACAGTTACTTATCAGCCGCCAAAACAGGATGATACATTTGCTAATTATCTCAAGTACCAACAAGAGAGCGAAAAAATAGCAGCAGACAAAGCTGCTACTGCAGAAGCCGAACGCAAAACAGAAGCTGCTGCTCGTAAAGCAGCTGGTGCCGCGGGATACGCCGGTTTAAAACGAACTACTCAAGAACAATTAGCTCAAGGTTTAATTGGGTATGAGTCTGCTGTTAATCAATTACGTGATTATTCAGCAAGATATGACTTGACTCCGCCAGAAGCGGATATTCAAGAACTGACTCAACAGTACACCGCCGCTCTCCCTGGAAAGAGGGCCACAGGGATCTCAGCAGCTATTGAAGAGTTTCTTAATAGGCCTGCTACAGAAGAAGAGATTACCAAGGCTCAGAAGCGATTCCAGGAGGGTTACTACGGGACCATGGAGGACTTTAAAGGTTCTCTTGCCAAGAGTCCTGAGTACCAAAAGAAATTTAATCAAAGCTATCTGGATAATTACTATGACACGATGTTCGGCAAACAAACAGTTACTGCCGAAGGTGAAAAGACAGGTAAACGCGCTTTTAAATTTGACAAGTCACTTCTTCCTGAATATTCTGGGGATTTAGCTGATCGCACCAAAGTTAAGACTCCTGATTTCGGTCAAGAAGTTACTGGTAGTCCTTTTGAACTTCAAGAGCAAGTACAAAACATCCGTGATACCAGACAGTATCTTTACAGTGCTGGCTTGACCAATCTTCAAGGTGAGATTGATAGTCAAGTACAGAAATTAAAGAACGAAGGATCCAAAGAAGTAGCTAAAATTAGTAGCTGGGGCAATGTCATGTCTAGTGCGTTGTCTGGATTCTGGAGTTAATTTACATTTGCTATAATTTATTTAGTCAACTTCTTCCGCCATGTCTACTGCTTCTTCTGGTACCGATACCGCACTTGATTTTGACCTTGTTCGCTTTCAAGATTTATTAGATCGTTTAGAAGCTTCCAAGGGACGCCAGCAGCGTCAAAAATCTGTCGAAGGTCGTCGTGATATCTTCTCGCAAGGTCTTGCCAGCATGATGTCTAACTTCTGATTGATATGCAATCTCCAAGTCAAAATCAACCATTGGGTCCAGATTTTGACTTGGAGAAATATCGTAATCTTTTGGAGCGCCTTCAGCAATCTAAACGGGATCAAGCACGTTTAGATAAAAAACTTCCTTCGCCATAAGCGGCGTAATTTGTTATCATGACTAGCAGTGTTCCCACTGGGCAAACCGATGTTGATGATTGGTTTGATCTAGACAAATATCGTCAGGCGGCTGGCGTTGCCTACGAATTTTCCAAAAAGAAAATGGAGACTGCTGGTGAGCAAGAGCGAGAAACTATTGGCAAGGGAGCAACAGAACAACGAACTTCTACAGAACAGTCCCAGCAATTTAAGCAAGGTGACGAAGCGCGAGACTACGCTCAGTCCCAGCGAGCTTATCGATATTGAGCTGTTTGATCAGTGGGTAGACAATTTAGATTCTGCTACACAGGAGAGTTTTCTTGAATTTGCCAAGAAAACATACTCTGTAATTGAAATTTATTTATATTCCAGGTTCCTTGGGTACAGAGGATCCATCACAGGTTGCAACGCCTGGATCTTGACTCATTACAAAAAACCAGATCATTTGCGTGTTCTTCTTAACGAGATCGAAGAGATCCAAGAAGACATGCGTAAGTTGCGCGAAGATATTGAGAACCTTGCCGTTAAGCGTGATGCCGGTGTTGCCAGGCTTGCGGCAATGACAAAAGAATTGCGCGGCACTATCAATCAAGTTGAATCCTACACAATCGTCAAGGATCGCAAGGGATTGCTAATGGCTGGTGCTGATCAGGCTATTCGTGAGTTACTTGCAGTATTTAAAGATGATCCTATTGAAGGTCCGCTGCAAGAAGCATCAATGTCAGTGTGGGCTAAAATGCAATTAAATGAATAGTGTCAATGCAACAACAGCAACCACCAACTAATGTTCCTATCCGTTCCGGAATTATTTTTGGTCCTGGCCGTTCTAGCCGTTTGCCTGATCCTGGTACGCCTGAGTACAAACAACTTGTAGATCGCATGCGTAACGCCGCACAGAACAATAAATGACAAAAGGCAAGATGCCACCTCAACTGGTGGAGCATTTTAAAAAGAAAGAAGCTAAGAAAGAAGATGGCTCTGAGATGAATGATAAGGAAAAGCGTAGAGCAGCTTTAGATAATGCGCGTAAGTATCAAGAGCAAAAACGCAGCAAAACAAAAGAGTAGGTTAGTATTAATTAACTTACTGGCTATATTGTGCCTGCACATCTTCATCAAGCTTATCGACGTAATGCTCAAGCTGCTGCTCAGAAGCACCGCGTTCGTAAGCATGAGAATGAAGATCTTCTGGAGAAAGCAAGAGAAGATTTTGGTTTCTTCTGTGATTATGTAGCTGATAAACCACCTGCCAAGCATCACCAAGACTGGCATCGGCACCTGGTAACCAACCAAGATAGTTCTTGTTTACTTAAGGTCGCTGGTCCCAATATTGACCTATTAGCCCCCAGGGGCTCAGCTAAGTCTACTGTCGCAGGTTTGTTTGCAGCATGGGCCATTGGCGTCCACACGGCAGCCAAGAGACCGTTACAGATTCTTTATCTTTCGTACACTGTTGATATTGCAAGATCCAAGTCGGCAACAATTAAAAGACTTATTGAAAGCAAGAGATATCAAGAAGTTTTTCCAACCGTAAAACTACTCAAGAACGTAACGAGTAATGAGTACTGGTCAATTGACCACCGTTTTGCAGGTATTGATATTGCTGGTGAAGAACAATTTACACTTTGCGCCGCAGGTCTAAAGGGTTCAGTTACCTCAAAACGAAGCCAACTTGTAATCATCGATGACGCTATCAAAAGCTCATCAGATATTTCCAACCCTGACATCAGAAAAATGATGCAGGATAACTGGAACGCGGTTATCGCACCAACCATGTTCGAAGGTGGCAGAGCGATTTGTCTTGGCACCAGATTCAGGCATGATGACATCCATGCAACTACCTTCAATTCACAAAATAACTGGACGCAAATTGTTCTTTCTGCTATCCAGAGTGATCCAGAAACGGGAGACGAGGAGTCTTATTGGCCAGAGATGTGGTCTCTTGACTATTTAAAAGAGAAGAAACGACAAGCACCAATCGCTTTTTCTTTCCAGTACATGAATCAAATCGTCAGGCAGAATGAGTTGTCTCTGGCGCCTGAGTTGATTGTTAAAGCTGAGATCGCAACTGAGTTTGATGCTCTTGGGGTTGGGGTCGACCTCTCCGCTGGTACTAAAGAAAAGAATGATTACACCGTATTTGTTCTTGGCGGACGCCTTGGTGACAAAGTTCACATCATTGATTACCGTCGCATGCGCGTGATGGGAAACCTAGAAAAACTTGACGCGCTAAAAGAACTATTGAGTGACTGGTCCATTATTGGACAAGATAGTAACGGTCATTACTTTCCGACCTACAACACGTGTGATATATGGGGAGAAGCTGTCCAGTATCAGGCATCCCTGGAAGCCGACTTTAAACGAATCTGTTTAACTGGGGACAGTCTTTACAATTTAATCTGGCATCCAGTTAAAGGTTTCAGGGCCGATAAATTAGCTCGCTTCAGGGGAATTATGGGTATGTTTGAGGACCGGAAACTTATCTTTAATCGTTACCGGAACTTCACAGCTATGTTTGAAGAGCTTACCAATTTTGGTGTTAGTAGTCACGACGACTGTGTTGACGCGCTTGTCTGGCTCGTAAACGGATTAGCAAAGAAGGGTAATCTACAGGTTGATTACTGACGATTAGAATAAGAAAAAAAGCTATTGCCATGGGACCTGAGTACCTGGCGATTCTGATTACAACAGGTATTGCAGGTGTCTCAGGTGGTACCTGGGCTGCCAATAAGTTGTTATCCAGGTCGCACGAACGAATAAAACAGCTCTCTGATCGCGTGACAATTCAAGAAAAAAAGGTTGAACACCTAGACGATAGCTTCAACCGCATGCCTCTGGAGTACGTATTAAAGGTTGACTTTTTACGGGAAATCCAGCATATGCATGACACCTTCAAGGAAATCAATAGTAAGCTGGACAGAATGATGGATCGCCTTTTGAAATGACCAGCTACATTATCGAGATTCAAGAAGATCAAGACGGAGAACTTTTTATTGAGTTTCCCGAAGAAATTATTGAAGAACTCGGCTGGCAGGAAGGAGATATTCTCTCGTGGAATCTTAAAGGAGAAGGAATTGTTCTTTCTCGTTTGAATGATGAAAGTGGCTACGAAGTAATAGAAGAGTAAAATAGAAAAAGAAAAAGTTAGTCACATGTTTGGCATTCCAGGTGTTCAAGGTAGTTACATAGGTAATACAGGCGGTCTTATGGCTGGCCTTGATCTCCCCTTTGGTGGCGGTAATCAATACAAACAAATGCAAATGGAGAATCGCCCCGGTGCACCAAAACCTACTGGAACTTCTCCTGTTCGCATCTTCCCTCCTAATGCTCCTGGCAGAGAGGGTGCAATTGATGTTCAATTTCGCCAAGCTCTTATGCCTGGCATGAATCCCATGGGTAACGCAGGTTTTTACCTGGGACCTCAAATCGGTCAGCAGCTTCCGGCAGGTTTCTTAAATAAATATGTTTCCTAATCAAAACTGTTAAACTAATTCCATTGGGTTGAAAATAGTTAATGGCTGCCGACGCTAAATCTCGTCTTAAAGAAATTGTTGATTCCTACCTTGAGAAAGACGGTGGAATTGGCGTAGATACTGGCGTTGTCGCGGCCCACTTAGCGCAGATGAAAATGTTTGGCATCCGACAGGGTGTTGAATTTTTTCCAGCCCAAGACAACTTTGGAAGTCAACGAAAAGATTTTATTGACCGAGTCGTCAAATACAATCAGATTGATACCCATCTGGATTCCATTTGGGACTACTTCTTGTGTGACGGCCAGGGCTTGTTTTATATCCGTCCTACTCAAAGCAATTATCGACTTTACTTCTTCCGTAAGCACGAGTATCGTTCCTATTACAACGTCGACGGTGAGCTGGATGAGGTCGTCATCATATACAGTTATAAAGTCAAAAATGGTTTTGGCTTTAATCAAGATATTAATCAAACTTCAATCTCTGGCATGGATACTCTTGGTGGCCAGGGAAGCAAGCGTTATATCCGCCTTTCAATTAAAAGAAAAACAATTGAAGAAACTCATTCAGAAGGTGAGATTTCTTTTGACCAACCCATGGGTGTAACCCCTGGTAAAACAAAGACATATCGCAATACTCTCGGTTTTATTCCCTGTGTAGAAATCTTTAATAATCCCAAAGGTTTCTCTACAGAAGGTGTTGGTGAGTTTGATGCACTTGCCAATCACATTGTTACGCATGATGAAATGATCCGCACGATGCGGAAAAACGTACAGTTCTTTGGTAACCCAACTCTTCTTTCTTCTCGTCCCAAGACTGACCTTATTGAAGCTGGTGGAGACGGTGTTGTACAACGTCCTTCTATTGCAGCAAACTCTGGTTTTGGTAGTGCATCTTCTTTAAGTCGTTCAACATTCAAGGCAGATCCAATTAGTCGTGGTGTTGATGGGCAGATCAGGGTCCCACGCATCATTGCCAACTTGGAGCCAAACGATAGGGTTGGTTACATCGTCCCAGATGCCATCACTGGAGACCAAAACGCTTTCGCTCGTCAATATCGGGAAGAGATTCGCACTGCTCTTGGCGGTGTTGATGAACTTTCGATTTCTGCTGGTGTCACTGCTACTGAATACAAATCATTATTTGGTCGCGTAGCTGCTACGTCTAAGAAAAAAGCAACTGCTGTCTATTCGTATGGCATTTGCCGTTGCTTAGAACTAATCATCTTTCAAGAGGAGCGTCTTTTTAGAGAAACCCTTGCTGCTGCAGCAGGACTTGAAAAACCTGTTGAGCCTGCAGAAGATGCATCTGAAGAAGAAATTCAGATGTACAAAGATGCTCTCATTGGCTTTGAAGAAAGAATCAAGCAACTGATG